CAGTCAGTTACAAGAAGACATCAAAGTTGCTCGTGAGAACAATTTTGGACGTCGTATTTTTGAAGCGTATGCAAGTGAATTTGGTGCAACTCATTTAAATGAGAAGCAAGAAGTTCGTAAACTGCATGACACAATCGCTGCCAAAGATGCTAAACTGTCCGAGGCCATCAAATTCGCCCAGAAAGCAAAAGTTCTGGTCGAGTCCAAAGAACGCGAAATGCGTATCCTTAAAGAATCTAATCAGCGTGAAGCTGCCTTAGAGGAATTGCTTGCTCCTTTGAACAAGGAAAAAGCAGAAGTGATGCGTAATTTGCTTGAAAGCGTACAGACAACTCGTTTGTCCAATGCTTTTGAAAAGTATCTACCAGCAGTTTTAGAAGATCGTTCAGTAAAAGCTCCTAAAGTAATTACCGAATCATTATCTGAAGCAACTGGCGATAAATCTGCCCGCAGTCCAGATGCAGATCAAGTTGAATCTCAATCCAACGTGATCGATCTAAAGCGTTTGGCAGGGCTGTAATCCAAGACATAATATAAGGAGACTTAAATGTCACAAGAATTATTAGAAGGTCGTTGGGACGAAACTAAAGACGCACTCTTGGAGGGTTTATCTGGCTCCAAGCGTACATCAATGAGTGTAATCCTTGAAAACACAAAAAAATACTTGCGTGAGAATGCAAGTGCAGGTTCTACAGTTTCTGGTAACATCGCTACATTAAACCGTGTGATTCTGCCAGTTATTCGACGTGTTATGCCAACCGTTATTGCTAACGAATTGGTAGGCGTACAGCCAATGACAGGTCCAGTAGGCCAAATCCACACATTGCGTGTTCGTTATGCACAGTCATTGACTGATGCCTCAAGTGCTGCTACTAGCGTTACTGCTGGCCAAGAAGCTTTGAGTCCATTCACAATTGCTACTGCATATTCCACAGTACCACAAGCTGCTACAACAGCTAATCAGTACACTGGTAACAACACAGCAATCATGGAAGGTACAGGCGGTAAGCAAATTTCTGTACAAATCTTGAAACAAGCTGTTGAAGCTAAGACACGTAAGTTACAAGCTCGTTGGACATTTGAATCAGCACAAGATGCTCAAGCTATGCATGGCATTGACGTAGAAGCTGAAATCATGGCTGCTCTTGCACAAGAGATCACAGCTGAGATTGATCAAGAGATTCTCTTGAGCTTGTCTACATTGGCTGCAACTGAGTACACATACAACCAAGCTACTGTATCTGGTACAGCAACATTTGTTGGTGATGAGCATGCCGCTTTGGCAGTGTTGATCAACCGCGTTGCTAACTTGATCGCTCAGCGTACACGTCGTGGCGCTGGTAACTGGGCTGTAGTATCTCCAGCAAGTTTGACAGTATTGCAATCTGCAACAACTTCAGCTTTTGCTCGCACAACAGAAGGCACATTCGAAGCTCCTACAAACACCAAGTTTGTTGGTACATTGAACGGTGCAATGCGTGTGTTTGTAAACAGCTATGCTGCTGACACTGCGTCTGTATTGGTAGGTTACAAAGGCACAAGCGAAGCTGATGCTGCTGCGTTCTATTGCCCATACATTCCTTTGATGAGTAGTGGTGTTGTTCTTGATCCAAGTACATTCGAACCAGTCGTATCATTCATGACACGTTATGGCTTCGTAGAATTAACCAACACAGCAAGTTCCTTCGGTAACGCTGCTGACTACGTTGGCGAAATCGCTGTACAAAACTTGTCATTCTCCTAATCAGAGATTGTTTGTTTACACTACCCAGGGATGGGAAGTGCAGAAAAGGACCGAAAGGTCCTTTTTTGTTGACCAAATAAATATGAATATGATTTCAAAGATAAATTTTTCAAATTTGTTTCCGGTTAAACATAAAAGCCCAGTTGGCAACGAGAGTGGATACTATTTGACTCCAGCCCAGGCACTAGATAAAAAAATACAGCAAGCTAAAGCTAACAAGCGTTAAACTTTGTACCAGCTTAGATATTTGTGTATTTTATCAACAACGGATGCCCAATCGCCAATAGAGGGTTGTCTAAATAACGTAGCACTAGGATACCAAGGGCTTGAATCACGATTTAATAACCAACGCCAGTCGGTACCATACCAATTAAGTGGAATCCATGTTGGCCTGCCCATTGCGCCGGCTAAATGAGCAACAGCGGTGTCTATACTAATGACTACATCCATATGATGTATTAGAGCTGCCGAGTCAGCAAAATTTCGTATAGCCCCAGGATACTTTTTTACTCCCAAGGTTTCTAAAACAGTAGCAGACTCTTCACTACATTCGACTTGTAAATTTACCCACTCATAGTTTGGATTTTTACGAATCAAGTCGCACATGGTATCAAACGGCATTGCCTTGTGTTGATTAATCCACGAGTCGGGTCGACCTGACCAACAAAAGCCAACTCTTAATCGATTTTTTGCCCCTAACGTTTCTTGCCATTGTTGGGCCAGGTCGGCACGAGCACCAAGATATGCCAGCTGTGACGTAAGATTTTCAAGAGTAACTCCAATGACTCCAGGAATACTCATCATGGGAATCCAGTAATCAAAATCTGTAGGTGTATCAGCAACGTCTATAATTTTAGAAATGATTGGACTTTGCTCAAACAACGGAGCAAGATTGTTGTTGGTTTGTAAAATAACTTTGGCACCAGCGGTGTGTAACGGAAACAAAAATCTTATAAACTGTATGGTATCACCAAGACCTTGTTCTTGACAAACCAAAATAGTTTTGTCTTTGAGATCTTGCCCGGTCCATCTGGGTTGTTCAAACTTTGGTAAAGTACCAGCCAAGTGTTCGTACTGCCAACGAACCTCGTAAGCAGGCCATCCACGAGCATAATCGCCTGATAACAAATATGCCACTCCAAGATTAAATTGTGCTGTGACATTTTTAGGGTCTAACTGAATAGCCCGTTGTAAAAAAGATATTCCAGCTTCTGGTTCGCCACATTCACGCAAGACATTACCATAGTTGTTGAATGCACCAGCATGGTGTCGGTCTTGTATTAATGCCTGAGCATAATAAGCCAATGCCTGTTCTGGTTGATATTGTTCGCGAGCAGTATTACCGTGCGCAATTAAAAGTTCTGTTTCCACGATTCTATTTAATTAAACTGCTTGCGAGTCAAAATATTTGTTAAGCCATAAATACTTGTCAACGCAATACGGCGTTTTATGCAGGCTTTACCCCCTGCGTAGCGGCTAGAACCCGCATCGGGCTTCTTTAAGGAGAAAACAAAATGGGACGTCCACTTAAGATTCAAAAATATAACACATCTACATCTACACCAGTAGATCAAGCATATCCTCCATTTGCATCACCAACTTCAATGGACACAGCCACTGCCACATATCCAACTGGCGGTACTAATCCACTGTGGCTTGGTGTAGTTGGCGGAACACGCGGCACAGCAGTAAGTACAACATATCCAGTTGTAAAATGTCGTGTGTTTGTTACAGGTTTTGCTGAAGCAGATGGTGTTATTATACGCCAAAAAGGTTCACGCAAATTTATGGTAGCCGATGTAACTGCTAGAACAGCTCTGGTATCTGGCTATGCATACCGTATCACTGTAGTAGGTGATACCGACTGGGCCAGCTATGGTGCCACTAACGCACAAGTAGGCACAATTTTTACAGCCACTGCTGCTCTCGCCAACACAGGCACAGGTCGTGTAAACGCTGTTGGAACATGTGTGTTAACCAGCGATTTATCGCCTACCGCAGGCAACATGAGCATTAGTTATTTCTCTGGTGCAACCGACTCAACCGAACAGGCAATTAGCAAATTGACCAACAAGTTCTTCCAGAACTTTGATGGCGGCGAGACTGGTGGTAATGCTAACACAGGCGATGTTTGGCTTGATACACAAGTTGTTAACAACGTGGCACTTGATGCCAACTTCTTCTCAGACGAGGGCACTGTAGCCAAGTCTGGTGCAGAAGCAGATACTTGGGGTGTTAACGGCAGTGAGCAAAATGCAGGCGGCACATTAAGTCTTGGTATTGTTGAAAATTACACATCGTAATTTTGTTGTAACCCAAAAATCCCTGCAGATAAGTACTGTGGGGATTTTTTTATGACTGTAGCATTTGTGTTAGGCAACGGCATTAGCCGTAAACCTGTTGATTTATCAGTGCTGAAACAGCACGGAACTGTCTATGGTTGTAATGCTGTATATAGAGAATTTGTACCTGACGTTCTAATAGCCACAGATAAACCTATTTCCACTCACATACAAGAAACTGGATATTCTTGTAAAAATCGTTTTTACACTCGCAGACCCTTAGAAGGGCTAGGTGCCATGCCGGTACCACACGAATACTTTGGCTATAGTAGTGGGCCTATAGCTACATCTCTCGCTGCCCAAGATGGCAATAGACGTATATATTTGCTGGGATTTGACATGGGACCCACCCCGGATCAAAAGTTCAACAATTTATATGCCGGCACAGAGTTTTACAAAACACCCGAATCTACACCCACTTTTACCGGAAACTGGATTAGACAAATAAGCCGTGTAATTACAGACTATAAAAGAACACGATTTTTTAGAATCTGTGGTCCAACTACAGCCAGAATTTCTGAACTTGAAGCACTGAATAACCTTGAACACCAAGACTTGGCCCAGTTCCTAGACCGCATAAATAACAAAAAGGATCTTTAAATGGCGACCTACAAGAATACCAGTGGCGATTGGTACATCACAGTTGACAGTGGTGTTGGAACAATTTATGTTGACGGAAACTTGGATGTTTCTGGAAACATTACCTACGTCAGTGAAATTGCAGTTAACGATGCGTTTATCGCTGTAGCGGCAAACAACAACGGCACAGTGACCAGCATGGGCTTGATTGCTACCAAAGTAGCCAATACTCAATGGGCCGGCTTGCGATTTAACACTATTACCAGCCAATGGGAAATTAGTCCATCGGTCTATGGCAACGGTGCACCTATTTCGGCCTATGCAACTATTGCCACAGGAAATGCCACTGCGGGTGGATCCAACACAGAAGTACAATTCAATAATGCAGGTGCATTTGGTGCCAACATTAATTTGAAATTTGATTTTGCCAACAGCAGACTGACCTTGCAAGGTCATCAAGTGTTTGGCAACACTGCTACTCCAGCCAACGTGTCCAACAGTGTGGCAGTTTATAGTAACGTGGTTGGAGCCGGTGGTACAGGATTGTATTTTACCAGCTCAGCAGCCAACGACGAGTTGGTCAGCAAGAGCAAGGCCATAGTATTCAGTATTATATTTTAAGGAATAAAAATGACTATTCAAGTAGCCAATGTAACCTCAGCAGGCAACATCGTTTATACCAGTAGCGGTAATACTGCTATTACATTTTTAAGTTTGTGTAACTATTCTGCAGGCAATGTTACAGCCAACGTGTATGTAGTTCCTAGTGCAGGTACAGCTGGTAATACCAACATTATATTAAACAATTTACCTCTATCCAGCGGTGACACTTATCAACTGTATGCTGGTGGTGAAAAATTGCTATTAGGCCCTGGAGATTTTGTGCAAATACAGTCCAATGCCAACACAGTTACATCGGTAGTTAGCTTCACCACAATCTAATGGGATACTTTGTTAAGAACCGCCAGCTACAGTCCGGCAGTTCGGGCGTGGTATTACCTACGGGTAGTTCATCACAACGACCAACTAGCCCAGCGTTTGGACTCATACGCTACAACACCGATTCTGGGCTAATAGAATATTTTGATGGCACACAATTTTTAAGTTTGTCTGCAGGCGGCATAACTTATACTGTAGATAATTTCACCGGCAACGGAGTACAAACAGTATTCAACATGAGTTCTGCCCCAGCTAACGCCCAACAAATCACTGTTTTTGTAGGCTCAATTTATCAAATACCCACTACAAATTACACCGTGGATGGAAGCAGTGTAGACATTACTTTTACATCGGCTCCGCCCAATGGTATATCCATTAACGTCATTCACACCGCCGCTTAATTTAGCTAAATATTCTATCACTGGGAATAATCTATGGCTATAAGTTATGTACAAGGGCAAATGCTTGCTGACAATCTTGAAAGAGACGGCATTGACTTGTCTATTAGCAACGCCAATGTAGGCATTAACACCCTAACTCCAGAATCAGAATTTGAAGTTGTTGGTAATATCACTGTTGGAAATATCATAATTTCTAACATTGGTAATATTAGTGCTGGCAATGTTAATATTAACAATTTGGCTACTCCGGTAGCCAATGCAGATGCCACTACAAAACTCTATGTTGATAATTTAGTAAGCAACGTTTCTGCTAATGTATTTGGAAACGTAATTCCGTTAGGAACGCCCACCGACGGTAGCTTGACAGGAAATACTGTAGCATATGATGGATGGACCACTGCTACTTTTGTAACAGACAGCGTAGACGATCTTAATCAAGTGGCATTAAACATTGCCAAAGGAACCTTTGTTGGCCAGGCCAATCTTGTGGCTAATGTAACATCGGGTCCAAGTCCACTAAGTGTGGCCTTTACTGGAACCTATGTAGGCACAGCCACTAATTTTTTATGGGACTTTGGTGACGGTACCACAGCATCCACACAAAACCCTACAAAAACCTACAGCAATGTATCGGGCGGCCAATTCTCAGTTACATTTACCGCTTGGAATACTAGCGGAACCTACGCTGGCAATACCACCGCCGGAGCCAAAGGATCAGTTGATTCCACCACTCGCACCAACTACATTACGTTGTTTACACCATTGCCAATTCCGTCATTTACTACAAGTCCAACAACGTTAAACACCGGTAGCAGTGTAACATTGACCAATACTAGTTTGTATGCTACGTCGTATACCATCAACTATGGTGATGGTAATTCAGCAGTTAATCCCGGAAATGCTTTTGTCACCAACAGCCATACCTATATTAACTCTGCCAACACTGATGCTATATATGGAATCAATCTAACAGGCACTAATCAAACTGCTGGAAATGCTCCGCCCTACAGTGTCACATCGTCCAACACCAATGTTAAAGTCTACACACAGCAAAGTCCTGCAGTCACTGCCAACACAACAACTACCATCAACTATCTAGCCACATCTGGCGGCAATGTCCAATTTAGAAACGACACTCCGGGAAGTCCTGGTAACACAGCAAGTTTTGGTGCGCAACAGATTTATAATTTCCAGTGGGGCGACGGCACTGCCAACAGCAACATCAATATCCAAACTGGTCTAGCCGGCAACCCGGGTGCGGCCAACACCTCACATGTTTTTGCCCTTACTTCAACGCAACAAAATGCCGCTACCACAGTTAACTATGTGGCCAATCTTTGGTTATACACCGGCTACAGTACCAGCCCATTCAAATCAAGCAACGTGACCATTTCCATCGAGCCAGAAGTCAGAGCTAACTTTGTAGGAACCAGCAACACACAAACAGATGCCACAGGATTTACCTCCAATGCACAGGTTGGATATCTATACACCGACTATAATGGCCGCGATCGTAGTTTGTTTAATTTCCAAAATCAAACATCGCCCAACGTGGCGTTCACAGGAAATGTATTCAACTGGACCTGGGGCGACACTACCAGCAACAGTGTAACAACATTTGCTAATATTTCTCATTCATATTTGAATGCAGTTGGATCTCCAACTACAGGATCAAAAACTGTGACATTACAGGCCAACGGCACTCCTGGAACTATATCACAAAGTAACACACAAACCAAAACATCCTATATCACGATATTGGCCAATCCCACAGCACCTACCAATCTCAGTGGATTTAGTAATGTGACCATAGCCAACGCCAGTCAAGGCACTAGCCCGCTGTTGGCCGCAGGAGCCAATGACAACACTGGCGGTAATATTGTAGCCAATGGCACAGCAGTAACACGATTTGCCACAACCACACCTATTGCTACTGCTGGCAATGTAACTCTTGCCAACACAGCCACCACTGGCACATTGACTGCTTATGTTAATAACACAGCCGCAGGCACAGCAACCTTCAGTGTTGGTACTAGCAATACTGGAACGTTTGGGGGACTGATTGTCAGTGCTGATCAAGATTTACATGTGTCTAATGCCGCGGTGCCCACAGGATTTTATAAAGTATTTTCAGCCAACATCAGCAATACACTAGCAAGCCTGGGCACAGGTTACAACAACTATAAATTTGTTCACAGTGTTTCTGGCAACACCAACTATGTGGGCTTTGTCAAAGACAATTTAAATTCAGCACCCACTTTGGTTACCAGCAACGTGATCATGTCGGGCAACGTTAGCGGAACCTACACGTATATTTCTGGGATACCATATTACAGTGCCACAGGAAGCCCAAGTATTACTGTGTCTACTTTAGAACTACAAAACTTCACTGGTCAAACTTTCCGCAGTGCCGATCCATTTACACTGGGGGCTGGATCAGCCTTAGAAGGAACTGGATCAATTATAGCAACACAAACTAAATCTTTGGCTCAAATTGACGGATCAAGCACAATGTTAACCGGTAGCAATGTCAAAGCTAACACAGGTATCTCATCAAACTATACCATGGGCAATCTCAATGTGTTGATCAACGGAGCAGTCAATGCCGTAGCAAACGTAACAGCCAATATATTCAACGTGGTTGGGACCAGCACCACAGTTCAATTGCCAACCAAGATACAGGTAAACGCCACAGCTAATACCGGCATCAGCGAAGGCAATATTGCGGTCAGTGCCACCCTGGGATCTGTGTACACTGACAACGGCCTACGCATAACCGGGTTTGGTGCCGCTGCCAACACACCAGCATTCAATGGTGCTACAAATAACTATACTGCCAATATCTGGTCTGGAGCACAGACCATTGCTGGCACCCAAGAAGCAGTTGATCGATATGGAGTACTCAAGCATTTTGTGACCAATCTCAGCACCGGATATCTGCCAGTGGGCCCTGACTTGGCTACAGGACGCACCGGATTACAATACTTTACTTTTGCGTTCCGCAGAGCCACCATGGCCAACTTTGATATTAGACTCACTACCACTACAGGCATAGCCGGCTTGTGGATTGCGGCGCCTGGAACACCCATTGACACTGGTGGATTTAGCTCACCCACGCCAGGGTTTCCTGGCCCAACCAGCACGCTCAACGGTTGGTTGAGTTGTTCACTACAATACAACGGATCAGGGGTGCCCGGAGCAAGTATCGCAGGTGGTGGCAACGGCAGTAACGGTGTTGCCTTGACTGGTGCTGACGTAGTACCACTCAACTCGGCCATTGCTAATGTGGGCTACACCATGACACTAGGTTCACAAAATGCAAGCAACAGCACAGGCAACAATATTTTAGTTCGGATAGCATTAAACACTAATCAAACGATAACTGCGCTTTCGATAGGAGACGCTGCATAATGGCTGCTTCATTTGGTGAAAGTCAAAAACTAGACTATCTCTGGAAGAAACTGGGGTACGGAGTAGCCAAGACTTCTATACCTCCTCCGGGATCGGGCAGTAAAGAAGCCTTTAACGAAAGCATACCCAGTCCGTTACTGTATCGTGGCGACTTGGTTTGGACTGAAAGCGGAAGCATACCCAACATTCCTCCGGCCAGCACCTCATCAATAGTACAAGTCTACAAAGATGGTGGCGGCAGCTACAGCCCCACAGTAGAATGTACCGAAGATCTAACAGCACCCGACAATCAAACTTGGAAAACCAATTTAACCAACTGGATACCCACCCAGTTTGGCGACAACTATTTGGTAGTGGTTTATGTAGACACTTCAGGATCTACTACTCCACAAACCACTGGTACTAGATTGTTCCAAGCAGGCTCTGGCTCAGACGACACCTGGTTTTTTGATTATCAGGCCGGCATTTTAAACTTTAACGGCGCAACTATTCCAACGGTAATTGCTGGTGGAGTTTCAGGAAAATCTGTGTTTGTTGTGGGCTACAGATATGTAGGCACATTTGGAGTTGGTGGTGCTGCTGTATTGGGCAACTTGACCATAAGCAATACTACAATCAGCACTAGTTTGGCCAATGCCACAATCACAATACAGCCCACAGGAACTGGGCTAGTTACTATAGACACTGTTACTGGATTACTATTACCGGTGGGCAATACTGTTCAACGTCCTAGCCCGGCCAACACTGGAACTATTAGATTTAATACTACAACTTCTAGACTAGAAGTTTATGACGGTACTGAATGGGACCAGGTTGGACAAGGTGCTATTACCAATCAAACGCTCAACGGCGATGGGTCGACTACAACATTTACCCTGGATCGTTCAACAACCACAGCTGCCGCATTGATCATGTTAAACGGTATCACACAAATTCCTACCCAAGCATACGCAATGAGTCCTAGCCCTGGTACAAACTTGGTGTTTACACAAGCACCTGCTGTTGGCGACGTCATAGACATTAGATACCTATAAACACAGGCTAAAACACTAGATTTTTTACAGTAGAATAAATACAATATCCATCAATAGACCACTGCCGTCTGCTCGGTAACACGTTTGCTCTAGAGTGAATTCCTCCAAAAATTGTTTTGTAATACCCAAAATATCCAGGTCCTGGTAAATACATCATAGCCTGTGAAATGTCACGGCTGTTAGAATGCCAAACAGGAGACTAAAATGGCCGTTACAAGAATTAAGAATAATCAGATCACTGATGCAACTATTGCTGCTAATGCTAAGGTAGTACCCTATTCGGTCACATCAACCTTATTAGCCAACAACCTTACATACGGTTCAAACTTTACCGTTAGTGGAAACTTGACTGTTAATGGAACTACCACTACAGTAGACACATTTAACACCTTGATCCAAGACCCAATCTTGGTCTTGGCTGACGGTCAAACTGCAGGTAGCCCCACAGTAGATATTGGTATTTTGGGCTATCGTGGTAGCCAAAACAGTTCATTTATTGGTTGGAAAGAAAGTGCCACAACATTCATGGCCATCTTGTCCAACACCACAATCAGTAACACCACAGTCAACGTCTCTAGCTATGCAAATTTCACAGCCAGCACAATCACTACACAGGCCAATTTAAGTGTAATTGGCAACGTACTTGGCAACTTAAACGCAACCAGTTATGTCAATGCTGGCAACGTCACCACTCCTGGATTGATCAGTGCCACTGGCAACATCACGGGTGGCAACATCCTAACTGGTGGATTGATCAGTGCCACTAGCACAATTACTAGTGCTGCAAACGTCATTGGTGGTAATTTAACTACAGGCGGACAAGTAAGTGCCACTGCCAATATCACTGGTGGTAACGTGTTAACTGGCGGATTGATCAGTGCCACTGCCAATGTAACTGGTGGTAACGTCCTAACAGGCGGCCTGGTTAGTGCTACAGGAAATGTCACCGGTGGTAACGTTAATACAGCAGTAGTTCGCGGTGCAAGCGGAATAACTGTTAGTACTGGTAGTGGTAGCATTAATTTGTCACCAACTACAGGTAACATTGTAGTTAACGCTACTTACATCAATGGGGTATCAGATCCAGTACAAAATCAAGACGTTGCTACCAAAGCCTACGTTGATAATTTTGCTACAACTGGTATCGCATATCACACACCAGTTGCGGCAGCTACTGTAGCCAACTTGGCCACAGCCACAGGTGGTACAATTACCTACACTCAACCCAATGGTGCAGCCAACGGCGTTGGTGCATTGTTGACCACAACTGGTGCATTTAACTTGATTGACACAGCCAACGTTCAAACCGTAGGCACACGTATCTTGGTCAAGAACGAAGGTAATGCTGTATTCAACGGTATTTACACCTGGGCCAATGCCACAAACATTGTTCGATCAACTGACACTGACACATACGGTGCAGACAGCACAACCGACTTGAGTATCAACGATTACTTCTATACCACAGGTGGTAATGTCAACGCAGGTACAGCCTTTATTGTCAACGCACCTACAGGCACAATTACCTTTGGTACAAGCAACATTACGTTTGCCACATTTAGTACAAGTCAAGTTTATTCAGCCAACACATCAGCTGGTATCAGTTTAGCTGGCACTGTAATTAACGCCAAGATTGACGGAGTTACAACATCCTTTGATGGTGGCGGCAATATTCAAGTTAAACCAAGTGCAAACTTAACAACACCTAACATTGGTGCTGCTACAGGTACAAGTTTAAGTGTAACTGGTGCTGTCAATGCTGGAACCACAATAAGCACTGGCGGCAACATTACTGGTGGTAATGTGTTAACAGGTGGCCTGATCAGTGCTACTGCTACTATTACAGGTGGCAACTTGGCCACTGGTGGCACAGCCAGTGCCACAGGCAACATCACAGGTGGTAATATCCTAACTGGTGGGTTGATTTCAGCTACTAGTACAGGAACATTTGGTAATATCACAGTTGGTACCAACAGTATCAACAGTGCCAACGGTAGAATCACTGTCAACAGTGGCAGTGCCGACACAGACATTGCCTTTAACGGACTAACAGCCAACGTAATGTATATTGATGCTGGTGCCAACTCGGTCAGCTTTGGTAACTCAACACAGTATACCAATGCTTTAGCAGCTTTCAATACTAGTACCTCAATTGTGGTACCGGTTGGTAACTCTGCACAAAGACCAAGTAATGCTACCAGTACCACTGGTATGGTGCGTTTCAATAGTACCTTAAACAGTTTGGAAATTTATAACAATACTGCTTGGACCACAGTTGGTGCAACAGTGTTTACAGTTATTGCTGATCAACAGTTCAACGGCGATGGAGCAACTGTAGCATTTACATTGAGTTCTGCACAGACAACCAACAGTTGTATTGTCAGTATCAACGGTGTGGTACAGATTCCAACTATTGCTTACTCTGTAAGTTCAACAACGCTGACATTTACAGAAGCTCCAGCTACAGGCGACGTCATTGATGTACGTCAAATTACCACAACTAGTTCAGTTATAAACATCAGTAACAGTAACGGTAACGCAGCAGTATCAGTTCTAGACACCAGTAACGTTGTTGCTGTAACAGGATCAATGAGCGTGGCTGGTTCTATAACAGCATCTAGTTTTGTTGGCCTAGACGCTACCAAGATATCCAACGGTACAAGTCAAACAGCGGTAGTTTCTAGTGGTGGTAACATCCAAAGCAACATTGCTGGCACAACTGTAATGACTATTAGTCCTGGATTGGTAGACATTGTGGGTAACTTGACCGTGTCTGGAAATGCTACACTCAGTGGTAACATTTTGGGTGATCGTATTCAAAACGGCACCACACAGATTGATATCCAAACAGCCAGCGGTAATGCCAACATCACAGTTGGTGGCACAAGTAACGTGGCAGTGTTTGCTACAACTGGTGCATATATCACTGGCGTAACAAGTGTTAGTGGCAACGTAACTGGTGGTAACATCCTGACAGGTGGCTTGATCAGTGCCACTGGAAACCTTACTGTTGGTGGCGACTTAAACTTGGTTGGTAACATTGTTGACACAGGCCCTATGTTCCTTATTACTTCAAGTAACGGCAATATTAGCTTCTTACCCAACGGTACAGGAAACATCAACACCGGTGCTAATATTATGCCAACAGCCAATGCCACAGCCAATATTGGTAGTTCTTCATTTACCTACAATACAATATTTGCCAAAGCAACGTCGGCACAATACGCTGACTTGGCAGAGAAATACACAGCTGACGCTGAGTATGCTCCCGGCACAGTGGTTGCGTTTGGTGGTACACATGAAGTTACACTCAGTACACAAGATGCAGATCGTCGTGTAGCAGGTGTGATATCTACTAATCCAAGTTACATCATGAACGGTGGACTTGAAGGTACCAACATAGCAACAGTAGCCCTGACTGGACGTGTTCCATGCCAGGTAACTGGCACAGTAGCCAAAGGTGACTTGATGGTTAGCAATGGTGATGGTACAGCTAGAGCTGAAGCAGATCCACGTGCAGGTGCAATCATTGGTAAAGCTCTTGAAGACTTTGCTGGTAGCACAGGCACAATTGAAGTGGTTATTGGTCGTTTCTAAACAGGCAACTGTTAAAAATAGGGCTCCAAGTGAGTCCTATTTTTTTGACTAAATATGTGATATTACAGGAACTACAATGGGCTTAACTAAACCACGTGCCGCACAGATTTACAATTTAGATTATAAACAAGCCACACGGGTAGTCACGGTTGCCAACGTTACTTTAAGTGGCGGTGCTCCGGCATCAGTTGACGGAGTAAGTCTTAGCCTAAATGATCGCATATTAGTTACAGGTCAAGGCACTGGCAGTCAAAATGGATTATATTATGTAACCACAGTAGGTACAGGCAGTAACGGAACCTGGGCTCGAACCACAGATGGCAATGAAACTGGTGAAATTGAAGCTGGCATGATTGTCATGGTTACCGAGGGTTCTATATATGCGGATACTCAGTGGAAACTGATCACTGACGATCCTATTACCATTGGCACAACGGCATTATCTTTTACACAAAACTATTCAGCAAATTCAATATCGGGCGGAAACAGTAACGTAGCAGTATTTTCAAACGCCAATGTAACAATCAGTTCAGCCGGCACAGCCAATGTGCTGACAGTCAGCAACACTGGTGCTTTTGTGAGTGGCGTGGCCAGTGCAAGTGGTAATATCACAGGTGGTAATGTCCTAACTGCTGGATTGATTAGTTCTACCGGCAATATTACAGGTGGCAATATAAGTGCTACCAATTACACAGGCACTGCGGTCAGTGTCACCGGTACTGTAACTGCTGCCAGTGTAGTGGGTGGAATCATTACAGGCACAAGTGTCAGTGTCACTGGCACTCAAACTGCCGCAAGTACAGTGGGTGGTGTAATCACTGGTAGTTCTCTCAGCGTCAGCGGGGGGATAACCAACAGCGCCACAACCGGCAACACTAACCTTGGAACCAGTACAACATCGGGACTTATCACCATGGGTGGCGTAAACCAAACTGGTGCCATTAATCTAGGTCGTAGCACAGCCAACTCGACCATTGCCATCGGCAACGGCGTTACCGCATCTGGATCAACCAAAACTATTGACATAGGAACCCTGGGTGCTGCCAACTCAAACACCAATATCAACATTGGACCTGTGGCTGGCAATTCAACAGTGCAGTTCTTGGCCAATGCCCAAGTAGCCATAGCCAACACTAGTGGATCCGCACTCAGCGTAGCTGGCAACGTCACAGGTGGCAACATACTTACAGCAGGAGTTGTCAGCGCCACAGGCAATGTCACAGCAAATTATTTTATAGGCAACGGTGCTTGTTTGACCGGCGTAGTGACCAGCTTGGCCAACATCAACAACGGCAACAGCAATGTCACAGTCATAGCCAACAGCAACGTCACTGTGGGCATAGCTGGCACCAGCAACGTGGCTGTGTTTGCTACCACAGGAGAATACATCACAGGTGTATTGAGTGCATCGGGCAACATCATCGGTGGCAATATCTTAACTGGTGGTTTAATTAGTGCCACTTCAACAATAACAGGTGCGTCCAATATCACCGGTGGCAATATCTTAACTGGTGGTTTAATTAGTGCCACTTCAACAATAACAGGTGCGTCCAATATCACCGGCGGCAATTTACTAACTGGTGGATTAATTAGTGCCGCAGGCAACATTACAGGTGGCAACATTATTGGTACTATTGTTGGCAACTTAACTGGTACCACTGTTAGTGCATCGGGTAATGTTACAGGCGGCAATTTACTAACTGGTGGATTGATTAGTGCAAGTGGCAACGTAACTGGTGGCAATATTTTAACTGGTGGATTAATCAGTGCCACCGGTAATGTTACTTTTGAAAATAGTGGCTCAGCTAATGCTACATATAATATTGGCACTCAATCGCAGAATAGTGGCGTTAGTAAAACTATCAATATTGGAACTCTAGGAAAAGCAGGAGCCATTACTACTATCAGTATTGGACCGTCTGGACCATCAGCCGTTGCTGGCACAACAACATTTAACTCATCGACTACAGTTGCTATAGCCAACACCGGTGGATCTGCACTTAGCGTAGCTGGTAACGTAACTGGTGGTAATTTATTGACAAGTGGATTGATTAGTGCCACAAGTACCATAACCTCAGCAGCCAATGTTACAGGCGGTAACATACTTACAGCCGGATTGATTTCTGCTACTTCTACAATCACAAGTGCCGCCAATATTACAGGTGGCAATATCTTAACAGCCGGCATAATGAGCAGTACAGGCAATGGCATCCATGGCAACGTACTAACAGTGGGTCAAGTGAGTGCCACAGGCAATGTAACCGGCAATTTCTTCATAGGAAACGGAGCATTTTTAACCGGACTTAGTGCAGGCACCAGCAACGGTATCAGCAACGGTGCAACCAGTATCAGCATACCTGTAGCGTCGGGCAACATTGCCATGAGCGTGGCCGGACAGTCAAACACTGTGGTTATTAACCTAGGTAGTTTGACCATGTATGGTACTTTTGCAGGACCCAGAACTTTAAGTGCCAACGTAAGTGTGGCCGATGCGGTAAACGCTGTGATTTTTGGACCGGTTACCATAGCCGATGGTTTTAATATTACTGTGCCAAATGCATCGGTTCTGTACACATATTCAGGTTCTTAAACAAAAATAAAACAGCTAAATATGAATACTTAAAAGGATTAGAACATGGCATTATCATTAGACGGAACAACTGGCATATCATGCACTGGTAATATTGTATCTAGTGGAGGTATCATTAGTGCCACTGGTAATATCTACGGTGGTAACATCATTGGCACCATTGCTCCTAGTGCTATTACTGTTACAGGTAATGCCAATGTGGGTAATTTATTCAGCTCAGGAGTTGTTTCGAGTACCGGTAACATCACAGGTGGCAACATCTTGGGTGGTGCCAACGTCAATGCCACAACACACACAGGAACCACAGTTAGTGTAACTGCCAACATCACAGGTGGTAACTTACTCACCGGTGGATTGATTTCAGCTACCGGCAACATCACTGTTGGTGGCGACTTAAATCTAATTGGCAATCTTGTTGACACAGGGGCAATGTCTCTTATTACTAGTAGCAACGGCAACATTACTTTGTCTCCAAATGGCACTGGTGTAGTGGTAGTCAACACAGATATACGGAACGGACAAGCCAGCGGCACAGGCAACATTGGAGCTGCTGGTGCTACATTCAATACTGTATTTGCCAAGTCCACAAGTGCGTTGTATGCTGACCTAGCAGAAAACTATGAAGCTGATGCCAATTATGAGCCCGGAACTGTGTTAGAGTTTGGCGGCGATAAAGAAGTAACACAAACAACCAGCAGCCATCGAACACAGGTGGCTGGAATTGTTTCAACCAATCCTAGCTACTTGATGAACTCTGGTATATCCGGGGATAAAGTTGTTGCTGTGGCCCTGACTGGACGTGTTCCTTGTTATGTAGTGGGTACTATTGTCAAGGGCGATCGACTAGTTTCTAGCAATACTCTTGGTGTAGCCACAGTATTAGACATAACACAATATCAACCTGGTTGTATCATTGGCAAGGCCTTGGAAAACTACAACAGTCAAGAAATTGGCCGCATTGAAGTCGCTGTAGGTCGATTCTAATGCAAGCCCGATATAGATCGGACTATGCTGGCGAATTTGTCATACTGGAAACACAATGGGTTGGTGGCAAACGCACAGAGAAACGCGAGTGGATATCAAATCCCATCGATAATCAACACATATCAGGGCGTGCAGCCTGCATTGGCAGCAACACAGACTCAGACATTTTTAACTATACAATACTACAGCGACATCGCGGCGGTCTACTGAGCAGTAAAAAACTTCAGACCTATGGAGTTGGATCAATAGCTCAGACAATGCCATTAGACTTTGCTGTAGAAACCAAAGAAACTCAGTTACCTACATTAATAGAAAACAAGTATTCTGAGAATAATGTGGTCTACACCACTGGTAGAAACTGTATCAACCATCCTGGACAGTTTTATTTGATTCCAAACAATCCTAGACTATTAGATATTTCTACCATTGCTTATCTAGCAGCATTCGATGGACATCAAGAAATCTTTTTATTAGGCTACAACCGCGACTCTCCTGTAGAGAATCCAACGTGGCATACTCAATTATGTTCGCTGATTGAATCATATGCTGGTGTAAAATTTTATTTTGTTGGCGAAAAAACCAATATGTTTCCAGAATGGTTAGAATTGGCCAATGCTGAGTTTATTACCTACAACAATTTTATAAGTTATTGCGACGTTTGAATCGTCTGTTCAATAGTTAAAATTTTAGTTTGCACCGCGTCAAAATTCACAGTTGACCACAATCCAGGATGCATGGGCTTGGGCCATGTACCCGAATCAATCCAGGCATAGCCCAGGTGCTCATCGTTTAGTATTGGTTGAAATTCCGTGTCAACAATACAGAAAAAAGTATGATATTCAAAGCCAGAATCTGCGGTGGTAAATTTTTCTAATGGAATCATTCTAAAATATTCTGGAACAAATCCTAATTCTTCGCGACATTCGCGATTCATAGCATCCAGTAAAGTTTCCCCAGATTCTACACGACCACCAGGCAGGCCCCAGGCTCCTGGATGTTTAGGATCGCTACGCATGAGATATAGATACCGGCGGGTGTTGATAGCATAAAACCAAACACCTACCGCTTTTACAGAACTAGACTCCATTTGCCTCCTGGATACAGTCCTTGATAACTCTTGACCCACGAGCTACCAGTCCATTCGTATTGTATGCTGGTTGTGATATTTGTGACATACTGTATATTATCTGGGCTACTGGTGCTGTCAAAATAAATTGTCCAGCGTGTGCCATCGTATTCGACAATGTCGTTGGCATAGGCCACCAATGGTTGTCCAGAAACACCTTCCCAAGCTACAGCATCGCCCTCGCTCCAGCTTCCAGTGGATTCAGTCAACAAATATCTTTGTCCTACAGCGGCTGCTGGTAATCCAGCACCAGGCCCACTTAGTAATGGGTTAATAACAGCAGTAACTGGATCCAGTGTGTTGGCCGGAACTGTGTCTTGATCCACATCAAACAACAAAAATCTATCATCGGTGGGATCATAAGCAACTGTGCCCATGACTTCGGTGCCATCATCTTGTTCTAATTTAATGTAGCTTATGCCTGGCCTTAGCACACCGTACATGCCAACCACTCCTTGCCACATTAGATTACTAGGAGGACTATCTGGAGGAGTTAGGCTACTGTTTGGCTGGTCAATGACCTGCTGTTGTCTTAAGGCCTGTAGTTTGTTGCCAATTAACAGCACCTGATAACCGTATGGGGTAAACACTTGCCGTGTGCCCAGCAATAAATCATTATCTAGGATAGCATTTGACGCATCGCCTTGAGCATCAAATATCTGTGCCACGATACGTTCGACCACACCCAATTTTTTAACTTTGGCTGGACTTGAAATCCAAATTGGCATGGTAAATGTCAAGGTGGCAATGTCTATGGGATTTTCTGTACCCACAGGTATACTTCTACTGGACCACTGTGTGCTTTCAAGTTCGCACACACTCAAACTGGTCCAGTCAAGATAGTTGTCGGTACTTTGTATCTCTAATGCAGGATTGAACAACACCAAAATCTGTTCTAACAGTTGCATTTTTTGGTTGGTATTTGATGTCCATATGTCCAACTTCATGGTCAACTTGTAAGGCACAGGCATTAGTCGATCAATAGTAAACGCATTGCCCTGTGTGGTTTCGTACGAGTCTGTTGCATCATCATAAGTTCTTTGACGCACAGCAATAGTGCTGACAAAATATGGATCTTGCATTCTTTCACGAGCATAATCTAAGCCACTCACATAAAAAGTCATTAGCGGTGTTGATGGCAACTCATTGGCACTGTTTTGTTGAATGATAGTTTGAGCCTGACGACTTGAATCGCCATAGCGTACTGGAACACGTATCAAGGTGTGCTCAGTGCCCTCTTCGTTGCGACCATACTCTACTTGAAAGTTACTAAAAATTCTAGCAAACTGCAACATAAAGCGACGTATTTGTTCATCATAAAAAAATTGTGCCATTATCGTCCTGGAGGTCTTGGGTTAGGAGGTAAGTTACCGCCAGCATCACCGTTGTCGGCTTGTGGTTTAAGTATTTCACTCAAGCTCTGACGGCTAGGTATATTACCCAGGTCAGTGGTAGCAACTGTGTATGTATTGTTAACAAAGCTGGCTCGTTGTGTAAGTGCTGGGGTAGCCAAGTCAAGATCAGTTCTGACATTGTCTTCAATCTTGATCCATCTTGCACCATCATAACGGAACAAGCGATTAGGGAAATAATCCAATCTCAAAGCATAGTCTCCGGCCACAGCATTTTGTGGAAAGCTCACACCAGGGGTTACAGGCAAACCATTGGGCGGAATCAAATAACCAGTTCCAGGATCAACACCGCCGGTCAAGTAGCCCATGGTGTAACCAAAACTCTTGGGAGTGATACCTTCGCCGGTTTCGGTGCCGTCTACTGTGGGATGTGTATCGTCGGCTGTGTATCCTGCGGCAGCTGGTTGACCTTCTGGTGTGGTTGGCAGTATATAAAATTTAACTGTGTCATACCCACTCAGTGGAACCTCGGCATAGGCCTGTGTAAGTATAGCGTCATTGATCTCCAAGTCCTTGGGACGAGTACTCATCTGATCGCCTACTGTGGTAGGATTTGGTATCAAAGTCCAATAAGGTTGTCCAGTGCCAGGATTAACAGCATCAATTGGAGTGCCAGCTGGAACATTGCCATTGGCTTGATAATACGTATTACCATCATTAACTACAGTGCCGTTGGGATAAAAATTGCCCGGATCCCAAATGTTCTCTGGCATAAATGGTTGATTGATAATTTGCTGGTACTCTTGAGCATTGACCAACGGAGTGGCCTTGACACGCCATACGTGCGGCAACCAAGTTTGACTAAAACCTTCGCTGGAGTAATTGCCGTCTTGTATTACATAATATCTAGGCAAGGCGTTAGGAATACTTTTGTCCAGCGGATGGTAATCTTTCAAGTTAGGAACTTCAATCACATCGCCAACCATGAGCTTACGACCAAACGTGTCAATCATGTTGTTGTAGTGAAAAGAAATAAACAAGGTATCGTTGTTTAAAAACAATCCAAACTGTGTCAAATCAAAATCTACGTCTTGTGTACGATACACACCTCGCATGATGTATACATCTGGATCATAAGCACGATCACGGTTTTCCAACAATAGCAAATCTTCAATGAACAAGGGATTTGAACTACCGTAAACTGGTAAGGTTGCATCCTGATCACCTAGATCACCAGTTTGCGGCCCCAGGTACTTGTGTATGTAAATGTCCAGCCCGCCCACAGTGAACATTTCTTTAATGGTTTTGTCAAAGAACTGGTAGTCGTTGGTTCTATTAGGGCGGTAAAGGCTTAAACGTGGCATAGTCATGTATTTATGGGTTAGATTGACTTAAAAATCAAAACATCATATAATTACAAAATGGACGAACTATTTCAACGCTTAGATCAAGCAGAAAAAGCTATTGCCGCTGTTAAAAACAAAGTAGCCCGTAAAGATTTGCTAAAAATGGTCAAAGGTGTAGATCAAGCCATTGTGGCCGCGGATATGGAAAGTGTGGAATGCCGTAGAATGCGTCGAGAAACAAGCCGTTATCAAGAATTGGTCCAAACGGTAAAAGATAGACTTACAAATTTAGAACAACACATAACCTTTGCTAACCTGCTTGGTTGACCTTACTCAAACTTTCATATACAATAAACACTATGGCTAAATCAAACGAAATCAAAAGACTAAACCCCAAGGGTGCTGAAACCAAATATGTAGGCTTCGAACCCGAGTGGAAATTTCAACCAGACGAAACCAATCGCATCAGCAAACTGGCCAATGCGTTTCAATGGTACAACTATCACTATGGTAAAAAAGATGCCAAAGAAATGTTGTGCCATTATTTAGAACA